AATCAACAACTTCAGTTTGTGTTTTTTAAACTTTAACAATTAATATTTCAGGAGATTATCATGCCAATTTCAAATGACTTGCTGTCTTCAACTTTGTACAGCATCAGAGATTCAGAAGTAGACGAATTATACAAAAAGGTCGCCTTTCTAGACGGCGTTCGTAAGGCTGGCGGTGTTGAGACCGAGCCAGGTGGTATCAAGATCCAGAGACCACTTTCTATTCAGGAACACAGCTCCATCACACAGCTAGCCACTGGTTACGAGCCTGTTTCACTGGCCGTAAATGACGTTCTAAGGCCAGCTATTTACGACTGGAACGACTTTGTGGCGCCTATAGTGGTTACTAAAAAGGAGGAAATGGAGAATAGCGGTGAATACGCTATTGTCAAGATTGTAGAAGCAAGAATGAAATCCGTTATGGGCATGTTAAGGAGAGAGCTTAACAAACAGATTCTCGTCGGAAACAGCACAGTTTTAACAGGAATGAATACACTAAACGGTAACGTTGGTGTTGGTTCTTCAACTGGCTTCCTAGAGCATCTTGCAGTAGGCTCTCAGAGCAACATTGTTGGCGGCATTTCAAAAGCAACATTCTCAACCACACCTGGTTGGCAGAATCAGTTCCTAAATGGCGCTGGTACTTTCGATATGTCTGAGCTATACAACCTATACATCAGAACAAATTCAGTTGCTCCATCTGGCGATATTGACCATGTAATCATGTCTCAGAATGTATTAGCTTCTTACAGAAATGCATTATATGACAAAGAAAGATTCGTACAGACCGACAAACTAGACGGTGGAAGAATGGCTCTAGCTTTCAACGGAGCTGTTGCAGAACAGGATCCAGAAATGGGCTTCGCCTCTTCAGTAGCTGGTACCGTTGGTGCTTACATGTTAAATTACGACGGTATTAAATTAATATTCCACACTGACGGTGACTTTGAAGTATCTCCATTTGAGCATATCTCAGGCACAACTGCAAGAGCTGCTCAGCTATACGTCAAAGCTCAGCTTGTCGCTGACTTCCTCGGCGGACAGGCAGTTCTAATTAACGCTGGCTGATTTATAAACTTTATAATAAGGAGACTAAAAAAATGGCTACTTCAACTTTAATCCAATACCTCGCACAGAATCAGACTTCTGGTTTAGGCGTCTCTGTTCCAGTAGGAGCAGGAGCTTCTAACAGATCTCAGGAAGAGACTTTTATTGCTGGCGGAACTATTGCAAAGGGAGATTTCGTTTCTCTTGACACTAGCAAAACCGGTGCAGACAAAGCTCTATTCGTTGTAACTATAGATACTTCTGCTGGCGCTGTAGCACTAGGCGTTCCAACCGTAGGTGTCGCTCTAGCTGCAGCTACTGCTGGCCAGAAAGTCGATGTCTGTGTAGCTGGATACTGCGCTCAGGCAGCAGTTGCAACTGGTACAGCTGCTGGTGTTGCTCTTTCTCTTGACACCTCAAATTCTGGAAGAGCTGCTGCCGCTGACGCTGCAAACGTAAATATTTGCGCAGTTTCTTTAACTTTGGCTGCTTCAAATACAGCAGAAGTTATGGTCTTCAAGCAGTTCTGATAAAAATCTTTTAAAAGATTTGTAAGGTCTAGGGCGAAAATCCTAGACCTTATTTTTTACCTTGACATTCTCTTCTTAAGTATAGAGGAATAAAAATGGCATCTTTATCTGCTCTTAAACAAAAGATTAAAAATATCACGGATTACAGCCCAGAATTAGCTGCCTATAACAATAGTTTGGATCAGCTAATAAATGATGCTTATATGGAGATCTGGACTTCTAAACGATGGACATTTGCAACAAAAGAATATTTATTTCCTTTTTTTCCAGATATTCTTCCAACAAGAGATGTAATAGCTCCAGCAACAATTGTAAATGCTAACGTCCAAAAAGGATCTAGACAAATTACATTTTCAGCAGCTATTGATAGACTATCTCCAATCTGGGAAGGACAGCCAATAGAAATTCAATCTTATGAATATACAATATCAAAAGTAGTAAGCAGCACTGTAATACTTCTTGATAGACCTTTTGTTGGAACTACAAATACAGATGACACAACATGGTCTATTAAATTTAGATGGTATGACCTGCCACAGGATTGTATAGAGCTACTTTCTCTTTCTCACAGGGATATTCCTTTTTCAAATGGTGGAAGTGGTTTGTTTCCACCTTATGGAAAATTAGTAGCTATTCTTCCAAGAAGAGATGAAGAATTAAATTTGAGAATGGATTATAAAGCGGCCTGGGCAGAAGGATTTGTTTGGTCGCCATCTTTCTTTGTTCCAGAAGCTCATAAGCTTGTAGTCGAAGCTGTTGGACAGCAAGAAGAAATTGGTTTTCCTGCTGGTACTTTTTTGGAAGTATGTTGGGCTTTTGAAAGAGATAGCAAGGTAGGGGCACTTTCTCAACCTTCAACTATAGCATTTCCACAAGGAGATGGAACTTTTTCTCTTGTTGCTTCATTTGTATCCTGGGATGATCAAGCTATAGTTGCAGATACTTTCCAGTCTAACGATAGAGGACCAACACAATGGGAAGGTCTTAGAAAAGTAGTTTATTGGAATGCTAATTTTAATAGGACTACAGGAGAAAGACTTGGACTTCCTGTTTGGAGAACCTTCAATAATCCAGGTGGATCTAACACAAGAAATACCTTAACATATTTAGCACCTGTTGTAGCTCAGGATACAGATTCATCTGTAACGATTACTAACTTCAACCAGATAGATCCAGGCAATCCAATCTATATAGAATGGGATGGTCAATATAATAGAATAAGACCTTATCCCCGTGTAGATGCTTGGGATTTTGAAGTTATAAAACAAGCTGGAGGAGGTGTCAATCCAGCTGTTCCACAGAACTTCCTGAGAGAAGGTGTTGCAAGATATTATTACAAGCCAAGTTACTTAGGATTTCAAACAGATTCTCCTCAAATGCCTCATGAATTTCACCAGTTAATTGTTTATAAATGCTTGCAAACATTATATGATAAAGTAGGATCTGCTACATCATCAGAACTTTATAGAAGAAGAATTGAAGATGAAATGAAAGGTCTAACCAAACGTTATGTAGACCACGTAGATTCTCAAGTTGTAAGAGGACAATTCCAAATAGGTGGTGGCAGAAGATTTAATTACGATTATTCATCATTAAGAAATGGAGGCGTTTAATGCCAATTAAAGGAGGCTCCATAAAGTTTGAAGGCATTCTAAAGATTGATCAACGCTGGAAGGACAATGCTGGTACTGCAGAAGTTATTAGACCTGCAAGAATAGATCCTTCTGGTGATGGATGGCTTTTTGATAGAGGATTAGAACCTTGGAAAAGCTTTGCTGGATCTACTATACTTGAAAGTGAAACTTCTCCTTATTTAACAGAGAAAGTAGATTCTTTTTTTATATGGACCAAACAAAGCACAGGTCAGGTTTATCATATTGTAGAAATGGGCGGAGAATTATTTTATCTATGGGGAAATAATAATTCACCAGCTTCAGCTACTAATTTCTGGCAAGATAAAGTAACAATAGCTACTGGTAGAAGAAGAAGAAAACCTAGTGATCCTGGAACACAATATATTCCATTTGCTAATAAATTACTTATTATAAATGGATATGACAAACCAATTCTTTTTTACGGTGAAGGAAGATGGAGAGACTTTGGTTTCTCAATAGCTACACCAACACCAGAACTTCTTCCTATACAGGTTAAATGGAATAATAGTACAGCCAATGCTCTAAAAGAAGGTATTTTTGATCCTGCATTTTCATCTTCAGATGTTATTGGATTAGGAGATACAGGTGATACTGATTCTTCTTTTTATTCCTATAAGATGTCTTTTATCTCTGATACTGGATCGGAATCTCCATTGGGCGGATCTGCTTCTGTTTCCTGGGAAAATGAAACAGGCTTTACATCAAAGCATGGTGTATTTATTAATGAACTTTCAACAGGCAAAAAAGGAATCGTTGCCAGAAGATTATATAGAACAAAAAACAAAAGATTAGCTCAGCAATCAGATAGTAGAGATGAAATTTATTATCTTGTAAAACAATTCAATGACAATAGCACTACAGAATATATTGATATAGTGCCAGACACATCTCTTGTAGAGCAGGCTCCTTCTATTTTAGATTCTACATCTATCAGTACAACATGGGCTTTTGGAAGTAGCTGGAATAATAGATTATGGTTAGCTGGAGGTAGCGATCATCCTACAAGAATTATTTATTCAGATATTGGCTTTCCTGAGCAGTTTGGTGCTGGATCCTACTTTGATGTAGGTGCAACAGAAGGCGGACATATAACCGCACTTTTTGCACATTACAATTCTCTGCTAGTATTTAGAGAATCAGCAATTGATATAATTAGATATGTTGATGGAATTTTAACAATATCTACATTAACATCTGATGTTGGTACTACAGCTACGTCTACAATTACTTTGGTTCCTAATGTAGGAATAACATTTTTATCTAAAGATGGCATTTATACTTTATCTGGTGGACTAGAAGGTGGTGCAATATCTTCTGTTAAAAAGATATCAGATCTAATAAGCAAAGATCTTACATCAATGTCAATACCTGCTCTGCCATCTGCAATTGCGGCTTATTCAAAAAAAGAAAAAGAATATTGGATACATTATGTTAGAAAAGGAGAAACCGTTCCAACAAAAGGTGTTGTTCTTCATACTTATAACGGTTCTTTTTCCTTTAGAGGTTCTAATGATTCTGCTTCTGAATATCTATGGTCTTTCACTGCAATGGCCGTAGATCCAGAAGGAAACTTTATTTTTGGAACTAGACCATCATGGAAGACTTTAGCTGGAGCACCAGCTTCTCCAACAACCACTAATGCTATAGGCAGATTAATATTTTTGCAAGTTTGGTCTGGATCTTACTACTGGGGAGAATCTCTTTCTGTTGGTGCTCAGCAATTACAACCATCAAGAAGAACATATACTGGTGGACTACTGCCAAAAGAAGAAAATCTATTTGAATCCAACTGGATAGATTTCGGAGATCCTTCTCTAAAATATCGTGTATTTTCTGTTGAAGCAGAGATGGTTACATATGGCGATAAGCCAGTGAGCCTAGATTGGGGATCAGACTATTCTGTTATTTGGTCACCAGCTGGAGATTGCAAAATTAGTAAGCCAGAATTAATATTTACAGCTGGAGAAGATCCTGTGTTTGGACCTGCACCAGCTACTGTAACTAAAGCTCCATTTGTTATTGGAACATCTTCACTTAGATCTGGAAGAAAAGTAATAATTAGATGGGACGTAAATACAAGTCTTGTTGAGACTTTTAGATTTAGAATCAGGGGCGCTGCAGGAACTACATTCCATCTTCTAGGATTTAAGATTAATCTAGATTCAAGAGAGCAGCTGCCACTAAATCAAAGAGCTAACGTAGGAGCATACTAATGTCAAAAGTATTTAGCGACAAACCTATATCAGCACTAGAAAGTGTTAAATGGGATAATATATCTGCTAATCTAGATGTAACACTTTCAGAATTTAATGGAGGATTGGATTCTAATAATCTTCCAGTTTTATCTGTTACTGATGTAAAGTTGGTCGAACCAGCAAGAACAAAAGTAATAGCTGGTGCTGTTTCTGGTTTTTCTGTTCAAATGCCATCTTTAGATAAAAATGTTATTCCTACATTAGGAACCAAAGTAATTGTAGACGTAGC